ACCGTTTGGGGACGCCCTCTCGGAAGAATGCACAACTGTTCCAAGGCATTCTCCAGGGTGTGAAGCGAGGTGCGATCACTGTACCGCCGACGTTCGTCGCGGAGTCAATGAAGAAACACCAAGCTGCTCTCTCCAGGGATCGCGGGACCAATCTCCTTCGGGAGGATGTTCTCACGAACCTGTTCTGTCGGTTCTTCTCGCGCATGGGTAAGGCGACTCCTCGCCTCTTTGAGGCCACCACGTCGTCCTCCTTCCAAACCGTCCGCTCCGATGGAGGTGCTCGAGAGTACCTTCGTCAGATGTGGGAGCTCAATGCCGATCCAGCCTGGTGGTGGTTTAGCCATCAGGGGAAGACCGCTGGGCTCGAGTTGGATGAGGAAGAAACCGAAAGGTTGAGGGCCGAATTCGACTTGGGTCAAGGACCCATCGAAGCTCGTCCGGGCGTGGAAGTTAGGTACGAAGACGGAAAGGCAAGACTGCCCCCTCTTCTGATGCCCGACTCCGACCTCTTGGAGATGAACGAGTCTCGTCCTGGTCAGGTTGAGAGCTTCTACGGACGCTCTTCCTTCCAGACCATCGACGACGTGAGACGTGAAGCCTGGAACCGGCACTGCAGTCTTGAGGCCAAGCTCATTGGTCCTCTCACTGAGAGTGATGCCTTCTACAAGAGCCTCTACGATCAGCAGCCTCCCGACACGGTGACCTTCGAGCCCCTACCCTATTCTGGGGTTTGGGGCGAAGCGTCCGCCGGTCATCGGGGCTATAAGATCCGTAGCCTACCTCCTGTTCAGGTCCATCCGGTCCTCGAACCACTCAAGGTTCGCCTGATCACAAAGGGCGACTCGACGATCTATTGGTTCTCTCGCTTCTACCAGAAGCATCTCTGGGATTACCTTCAGGGGTTCCCTCAGTTTGCTCTCACGGGCCGTCCCGTACAGGACGAGGACTTCCACGACCTGGTCAGTCGTGAGAAGGCTCTTGGACTGAGTTTCACCAGCTGGGTCAGTGGTGACTACTCTGCGGCGACCGACAATCTCAAGATCCAGTTCACGAAGGCGGCCTTTGAGGTCGCCCTCTCTCGATCCCATCTTGATTGGAAGGATGAGGTTCTCCTCAGGGACGTGCTTTACGAGCAGCGTCTCTACTACAAGTGGCGCGAAGG